GTTAGGACCTATACAAAAAAATATGTCTATGGCTATAAAAATGAAAAAAGCTAGTAGACCAGAAAAAACTTTAGCTGCTATGAAAGAAGGTAAAGGTATTGACATGTCTGATCCAAACATTGCAGATGAGTTTACAAGATTTATGAAGGAAACAGATCCTGAAGGAAGTAAGGTAATAGAACAAACTGTAGAGCTTGCTAACTTTGATCCTAAAAAAGTTAAAGGTAATGCAGAAGGTGGTCGTATTGGATTTCAAGAAGGTGGTTTACCAGGTGTAGATCCAAGAATGAATTTAGACTACGAAACACTCGTAGAACAAAACGTTGATAAAAGATTACAAAATCCAAATTTTTTAAATAATATTCAAGGAGTTAAAGGAACAGAAGCAAGTTTAGATACACCAGTAGATGGATTAAGAAGGGGTCCATATACAGGAAAAGATTACGGACCTGGAAATCAACCTTACACGGCAGTTATGCCTCAAGAAGGTATGAGATACGTATATGATGAACAAGGAACAAGATATCAAGTTCCAAAAAACCAACCTACTAAATTAGAAGACTATTTATCTGGTTATGAAGAATACAAATCTAATAACCCAAACAAATATATAGGAACACAGGCTTTAATCTCTGCAATGTTACCAGGAGGATTTGATTATACTTTTAGAAGTGGTGCTCATGCTAATCATTTTAATGATTATTTAAGATCTATTGGTTTGTCTCCGTATAAAAAATATATGGATGAATCTATGATTGAAAAATTTAATCAAGGCGGACGTGCAGGATTCTATACAGGCGGTATCACAGACGTTGAACCAAGACTCGATGACATCGGACATGGCTCAGACTCATTGATGTCTAGAACAAGATTGATGTCACCAGGAGCACAAGCAACAACTTCTACAGGATTAAACTATTTACTTGCAGAGGACAACGACAATTTAAGAATTCCTTTTAGTGCCGGTGGCGATCCTAGAAGACGTGCATTCTTAAAATTACTTGCAACACTAACAGGTGGTGCAGCTGCACTTAAAACAGGTATATTAGGACTGGGTGAAGGCACAGCTAAAAAAGCTGTAACTGAAACTGTAAAACAATCTGCAGGAAATTATCCCCCACCATACTTTTTTAAATTAGTAGAAAAAATTAAATTTATGGGTGATGACATAACAGAAAAAGCTGCAACTAAAGACAGAGAAATTGTTAAGAGATATAAAGATTTTGAAATGACTGAAGATGTTGCAACAGGAGATATTGTAATTAAAAAAAGAAACGAAGGATCTTTCTATGATCAAGACGGTATAGTATCAGACGAGTATATAATTTATAAACCAGGCATGGCTGATGAAACAACAAAAGGTAGAAAACCTCCTCCTGAATATGAAGAGTATACAGTAAGACCAGATGCTGAAGGTAAACTAAAAGATTCTGAAGGTGGCCTAGATAGCATAGATGAGATTTTAGAAGAGGTAGGTGACGTCGATTCTATGACACTTAAAAAAGCAGACGGAGGACGTATTGGTTTTAGAATTGGTGGGTCTCCTAGAAAATTTTTAGAAAGAGTATTTGGTAAAGAAAAATTTAAAACCATGATTGACAACGATCCTGAGTTAGAACAAGGAATGTTAGAAGTTGTAGGTATGTTTAGAGCAAAAGACAAATCAGGATTAGTTGAGTATATGCAAAAATTTTTACCTCAAATGAGTAAAAAAGAAATAGAAGACTTTGTTGTAGGTAGTGGTGACATTTCCGGTATTGAAGGACAACTAATTAGATTAGGTAGTGGTCGAGACTACAAAAGTAAACTAGACATGATAGAAGAAGCTAACAATATCAGAAAACTAGAAAACTTTGATATTGATGGTGTAAGTAAAAACGCAGAAGGCGGCCGTATAGAGATGAAAGGTGGTGGAGACGCACTTAAAGCTCTTATAAGATATTATGCAAATAAAAAAGGGGTAAAAGGTTCAACTTTTTTAAAAGACATAAATCCTAAAACTCTTCCAGAAGGTCTTGAAAATATCCTGGGACCTGAACAGTTGAAAGCACTGCAAAAAAATCAAACAGATTATGTTCAATCATTATTAAATATAATAAAATCAGATAAAAATTTTTTAGATAATCTTAAAGCAAATACAGATGAAGCAATAGCTCAAGCACCTATTGGTATGGAAGCTTTTGCAAAAGAAATAACCGAATCTATAAAAAAAGATGCAATGAAGGGTAGTCGTTTTGATAGATTTAAAGTTTACGATAAAATTGATATTAACGATGCAATTGTTGATGTTGAACAAATGATTAAAAATAGACGTGTAAAAGAATCAGATGGTAGAGCATTAAACGCATCAGGCGGTCTTACAACCATGTTAGGTGAATAATGGAATACGACATAGAAGAAATTTTATATACTTTCGAGGATGACTACAATCCAAGCTCCATGGTCCCTGGACCACGGAACATGTACAATCAAGGCCAGCTAGTACAACCCAATGCCGACGGATCACGGCCCGGGTATAGTGGTGACAATGTTAGAAAACTAAGATCAGGGGTAGAAGTTTCTAATAAAAAAACAAAAGTTTTTAAATATCCAAGAAAAAATTTTCTTGGTAAAACTAATTATTATAAAACACCTCAAATTACTCGTACAAATATTGAAGGAATTCCAAATGATGTAGGTACTAAACTAGCGCGACTACAAGATGGAAAACAATATCAAGTATCAACTAAAGGAAAAAATTATTTATTTAAAACAGAAAAACAAGCAGTTGATTTTTATAACAAGAATGTAAAAAAAGGATCCGGTGCACAAATTAAAGATGTTTGGAACAAACAGTCAAAAAAACTTCAAGAATTTTTTAAAGATCCAAAAATATACAAACGTTATTACGATGGTCCTTTAAATGCATCTTCTATAGAAAACATTTGGTTAAATTTGTCCGCAGCACAAAAACGACAGGCAAAACAATTATTAGAAACCAAAGATAAAAATATTAAAGAAGCTGCTAAACTTACAAAACAAGGATATATGCGAATAACAGATCTTGCGGATGATTTAGGAAGAACAACTTCACTTGAACTAATTCAAAGCATGAAAAATTCTAAAAAATTTAACAAATTGTTTCCTAATTATTTAGAAGGATTGATTACTGCTTCTGATAATACTAAATGGATAAAAACCACACCTTCAACTTTAACAAAATTAAAACAATGGGCCAACGATCCTCAGTCTAAAGGATTGGCCGATAGTACAATTAAAAATATTCAAACAGCTTATAAAGATAATAAATTAATGAATTATTGGAAAAATTGGAAACCGGGAACTCCTATTGATCAAGAATTAATTGATAGTGTGCATGGTAAAAAAGGAAGTGCTTATACCATGATGCAACTTGGAAGAACTTTACAAGGTAAAGAACCTATAGAAGGTGTTAGAATAAATAAAGCTTTAGGGGATAAAATTATTGATGCTGTTCGTTACAAAGCAAAAGAATTTGGTGAATGGCATACAGCTGCATATAGATATGCTAAACAAGATATGGATACTTTTTTACCTCCCGGAAAATCGGGAACTACGTTTACTGATTATTATAATTTACTTACTAAATCTTTAAAAGAAGTTGGTTTAGCAGAACAAGGTTTTCAAATTGATGAAATAAATGCACTTCGATCTAGTGTTAGAGGTGGAACGCAACCTTACTCAGTTTTTTCTCAAGTGTTGGAGGGGAAATATAATATGGGTGTAAAAAAAAGATTTGATGCTGAAAACGCAAAAAATCAAGTAAAATTAAATAAAGCTTTAGCTATGGGAGATAATGAAACAATTACAGTATCTAAAAAAAAGATGAACAAAAAAGAATATATAGATTATGTAATGAAACTTCAAAATGACCAAATAGATAATTTTTTTGAAAAAGCGCCTGAATTAAAAGGTAAAGTAAATTTAGTTAAATTTGATTTAAGAGATCCTAGAACTGTTTATGGTTCTAGATTTGATACATTTGATAAAGGTGTGCAAAATGCTATTTTAAAAAATTTTAAAGAAATAGGATATACTGTTGATGTTGGTAAAAAAGCTTTAACTCAAAAAGAATTATTAAAAAAACTAGAAGCTCGTGGTTGCGGTGGTAAGGCAGCAGGTGGTAGAATTTTATTTTCTGAAGGATCGCCAGATGGAAAAATAACTACATGTGCAAAAAAAGGTGTGCAAGGATTTATAGATGATTTAAAAAAAGGAAACTATTCTAAAGCAACAAAAGATATTTTAAAAGGTGGTGGTCAATTTATAAAAGGTGCCTTAAATCCAATGGAACTGTTAAAGCTTAGAAATTTAATTGGTCCGACAGCCATGGGTTTTATGGCAGCGTGGGAAGGCGGTGTAATTACTGATGATGTTTTTAGACAAGGTACACCGTTAAATGAATCGTTAGCTAACAACTGGTTAACCAAAGCTTTCCTACCGTACACAAAACAATATGCTCAAGCTAAAAATTTATTAGAAACAGGTAAAGTACCATCTAACATGAAAAAATATGTTCAAGATGTAGTAACATTTAATGATATGTTAATGGATATGAAAGGAATAGAGGGTAGAAAAGATTCTAGATTAATAGATGACACTGGTTATGGAATGATTGATGGAACTTCTATGTACACAAAAAAACAAGAACAAAAAGAAGATGAAGCTTTGATGAAAAAAGCTAAAACTTTAACAGAAAATGTCTTTACTCCAGGAACAGCTAAAGCTTTAGAAATGAAATCATTACAAGATGAAATGGAAGCAACAAGAATGGCTAAACCAAAAAGTGTAAATATTTTAGGTAAAGATTTTCAATACTCAGACGGATTTAGTCCTATGTTTGGTTTTGACGAATTAAAAGATGTTAGAACTAAAGCATTTACCGGTATTGATGATTATATGCCAGATGAAACACCACAAGATTTAAGACCTATAACTTACAAAGATTATGAAAAAACAGAACTACCAGCTGCTGAAAGACAGTATTATGAAAACAAATATAACATAAAACCTAGAAGCAGTTTAAGTGAATATTATTTCCCCGGATCTAAGGTAAATGTTTTAGAAGAACTAACAAGTAAATACAATATGCGTGAAGCATCAAAGTATCCTGGTTTTTTTAGTGCAGATTCAGAAAAATTTTCAGAAGGTGGTATAACAACATTAAGGAGTAAATATGAGTATAAAAAATAAACCAACAAATAAAAAACCAAACATGGCACAAAAGCTTAAAGCCAATCCTGGTTTTAAATGGTGGGCAGTACCACCTAAAAAGGGACCGCTATCACAAGGGTTGAAATTACCACAAAAACAAGTTAAGAAAGTCTAGGAGAAAATATATGGCAGATATAGATAAAGCTCTCCCTAATGAACGACCTGAAGACGAAGTTGCAGAAGAGGTCGATGTTACGGAGATCGAAGAATTAAAAGGACCAGTAGAAGTTACAGAAGACGAAGAAGGGGCTACAATTGATTTTGACCCTAACGCAATGCCTATGCCACAACAAGGCGATCACTTTGCAAACCTAAACGAATTACTTCCCGAAGAAGACACAGATGCTATCGGTAATCAATTACAACAAGATTACATGGAATATAAAATGTCTCGTAAAGAATGGGAACAAGCGTACATGCAAGGATTAGATTTATTAGGATTTAAATACAACAATAGAACTGAACCTTTTCAAGGAGCAAGTGGTGCAACACACCCAGTGCTTGCAGAAGCAGTCACTCAGTTTCAAGCTTTAGCTTACAAAGAATTATTGCCTGCAGATGGACCTGTTAGAACAATGGTAATGGGTAAATCAGATCCACAAAAAGAAATGCAATCACAAAGAGTTAAAAATTTTATGAACTATCAGATCATGGATAAAATGAAAGAATATGAATCTGATTTTGATCAAATGTTATTTTACCTACCACTATCAGGTTCAACATTTAAAAAAGTTTATTATGACGATTTATTGGGACGAGCTGTTTCTAAGTTTGTTCCAGCGGATGACCTTGTTGTTCCGTACACGGCTACCTCATTAGACGATGCGGAATCAGTCATTCATGTTGTCAAGATGTCAGAAAATGAATTACGAAAACAGATGGTATCTGGTTTCTATTCTGACATCGAGTTGACAAAACCAACAGGCACTATCACTAACGATCTTGAAGAAAAAGAGAGAGAAGTTGAAGGTGTTACAAAATCCCAAAGAACAGATCCTTTATATACAATTCTAGAATGCCACGTTGATCTAGACTTAGAAGGGTTTGAAGACCTTGGCCCCGACGGAGAGCCAACGGGAATAAAATTGCCTTACATCGTAACAGTCGAAGAAGGCAGTAGGAAAGTTTTGTCTATTAGACGAAACTTTGCGCCCAATGATCCAAAGAAAAATAAAATCCAATATTTTGTCCACTTCAAGTTTCTGCCAGGACTAGGATTTTATGGCTTAGGATTAATTCATATGATTGGCGGATTGAGTCGTACTGCAACTGCGGCTCTCCGTCAGTTATTAGACGCTGGAACATTATCCAACCTACCCGCAGGATTTAAGCAAAGAGGTGTCAGAGTAAAAGATGATGCCGCAAATATACAACCAGGAGAATTTAAAGATGTTGACACTCCAGGTGGTAATCTAAAAGATGCTTTCGTATTCTTACCTTACAAAGAACCATCAGC